ATGCCGCAAACATCTTCAGAAAATGTATCTTCTGTTAAGAATAGTATAAGCGAGTCTGTTGAAACAATAGAACAAGTAGCTCAGACAACTCAAGAACAATCTGAATTAGCATTAAAAATTGATAGAATAATTTCAAAGTTTACTATTTAGGTGAATTTATATTATCGTAAAATCTACATTAAAAATAAATAGTGTATAATAAAAGACTTATAATCCTATAAATCTTTTATTATATAGTAAGATTAATAGATAATAGAAAAATAAATTTTCATGTTGCCTATACATTATTATGATTGATATAATATTATAAGGTAATAATATTTACTTATAAGTTTTAGTATTAATAATCATATTAATCAATATATATGATTATTTAATATTTGTTAAATGAATTTACTTAAAGTGGAGGTTTAATATTAATGATAAAATTTGATGATAAACAGCTTAATAATATAGTTGAGCAAGATGGAAATAAACACTTCTTTATTGAAACATGGGGTTGTCCGTTGGTAGAAGTAAATAAGAATTCTTTAAGATAGGAAATGTGAGAGTTTACAAATTATATATGAAAGTTACAACTAGTCCATTTTTAAATTCGATTGATTGAACTTTTTTATTTTTTACTATAATTTTATTGATTAATGTATTTACAAATTCTTTGATTATGTCTCTATTAACACGCTGTATAAGTGCTTTTAAGTCAACATTTCCATTAGATATTTCTTTTGAAAATTCAAGAGCTGTAGCATTTAATAAAAAATCATAATTGCATGACGACATATTAAAGGTAATAGTTTGATCAATCTTTTCTTTAATTTCAGAAATTTTATCATTAATTTTATTTTTCTTTAGTATATAATCTTTTTGTGACATATCACATTCATCAAATAAATAGAGATCTTCAAGTCTGCTTAATCCTTTTTCGTATTTTTTCAATTCTGTATCTAATTTTTTTATATCATAAGATTCTTTGTTTTTTTCTGTACTTTTTCTTATAGGAGTAAACAAATTCTTAGGAGCATATATCAAAGAATTTAATATTGTATCAATTTCTTTAATTCCATAAACATTATTAAAGGATTTCCCAACTAATAGCATTTTTTCTACTTTCTCTTTATCTAAATTTTTTCTATCTAAATTTGATACTCTAATCATATTTGAAATAAATGATAATACAAAAGTTCCTACAATTTTATCAGATATAGTTTTTTGAGTACAACCAAGACCATTATATCTACTTTTACATGCATATAAGCTAGGTCTATATCCATCTAAATTAGGTTTATCTTGTTTTGCATACATAGTACTATGACATTCACCGCATTCAATTAACCCAGAAAATATATGAACATTAGAGTTTCCTCTAAATTTAGCATTATTTTTATTAGAATTCTTGTCCATTATTTCATTGCATTGAACCCAAAACTCTTCATATATAATAGCTTCATGATTGTTATCTAAAACAATCCATTCATTTTCTTTTTTCTTTTTACCTCTTGCGGTTTCCCTATAATTATATCTATAAGTACCTTTATAAAATGGGTTTCTTATAATATCACTTATAGTTTTGGTACTCCAAGTACCATTTCTTTTGGTTTGTACACCTGAATTATTTAATAAATTTCTAACTGCTGATGTAGATTGCAATTCACTATATGATGTATATATTAACATTACTGTTTCTTTTTCATCTTCATCAATCACTGGAAATTTAATTTTATCATCCCATTTATAGCCTAGTGGGATTGGAGCACCATTCCATAATCCTCTACTAGCTCTATCAAGCATAGTGGCCTTGACTCTTTCAGCAGTAAGCTTTCTTTCGAGTTCTGCAAATACCAATATTATTTTTAGCATTGCTTCACCCATAGCAGTACTTGTATCAAATTGTTCATTTTTACTTATAAAGGTACATCCATATTTTTTTAAGGCATCATACATAGAACAAAAATCTAAGAGGTTTCTAGATATTCTATCTATTTTCCAAACTAATAAATGAGTAAATTCACCATTCTTTATTCTTTTAAACATTTTTTGAAAATCAGGCCTATCTGTATTTTTACCAGAATATCCAGCATCCTCGAATATTTCATAATCATCTATACCAAGTACGTATTTTGAATAGTTAATCATATCATTCTTTTGCAATGGAAGAGAATCTTTATCTATTTGATGATTAGTAGATACTCTTACATAAATTGCAGATTTTTTCATATTAAATCCCCCATATATTTTTAAAGAGTTATGATATTTCATAACCCTTTAAACTAGAATATTAATTTATTTAAGCGTCTTTTCGCTTTCCTGAAGCTGATGATATTTCCCCTTTTGACTCAGCTTCAAGCTCTAAAGCATATGCCTCAAGCTCTTTTTTCTTATAATCGTCAAAACTTTCTTCTTTAGTAGCTGCAAGTTCATTATTATTAACTAATTTAGATAATAAGCTAGCTTTGAATTGTTCAGTAGCAGCTTTTCTTATTTCTGGATCCATTTCAAAAAAAGCTTTTATTATTTCTAATTCAAAATCAGTTGCACCTTTTTGTTTTACGTATTCATCTAATGAAAATGTATCAGGTTCAATAAACATAGGTTCAATACCATTACGTAGCCATTCTTCATTTATATTGTATTCGGCACAAACATCGCTAATTATTCTATCTGTAATACTTCTCTTGCCGCTTTCTAAAGCAGAAATATGAGCTTTAGATTTTATGTTTATACTATTTGCAAACTCTTCTTGAGTTTTATTAAAATGAATTCTTATTTTTTTAAATCTATCGTTCAAATTATCACCCCCTTTTAATAACAGTATAATAAAAAAAAGTTTCTTTTGCAAACTTTTTTTACAAAATACATTGACGAAGTTTGCAAAAGGAATTATAATATTCTCATAAGGAACGTAAAAGTTTCGAAAGTGAACACATCAAAAACACAATAACAGCTACTTCCAGTAGTTTTCAGTTATAGTATGTAAGTTGGTAGAAGTAAAAATTGTAGATAAAAGTGGAATTTAGTAACAACATAAGGAGGAGAAATAATGCAAGTTATTTTAAAGAAAGAAGAAAAACAGCAGGCAGATGAAATATTTGACTTTATAAAATCACTTAATATGGAAGAACAAAAAGATTTTAAAAGCTTTATAGATGGATATAGATTTGCAAAACAAATGGAAAAAAGTAAGAGGGTGAATTAGATGAAAAAGGGGGATGAAAAGAAAACTGCTCTTGAAGTACCAGTTCAAGAGCAGCATAAGCTAAAAATAACAAAAGGAAAACTAATAGAAGTAAAAATATTTAAAATTTAAAATTATATCCATTTGCCAATAAATCAGTTTTTACTGAACTTAAAAGATTGTTTATTATAGGAATACGATTTTTATTATTTTCAATAAAAGCTGAATCTGATGGCTCGACTACTAAATTTCCTAATAAATAATTTTTAAAAGTAGCTAATGAATTAATGAATATATTAAAATCATCTAAATTAAAGTTAATTTGACAAGCTTTCAATTTATCAATAACAACAATAGCTTTATCTATATTGTTAGGTTCGAGAGCTATGAAAAAATCAACTGACATGATTAGAGTTTTTAGATTATTTTCATGTAATAAATTAGTTTTTATGGAATTTATGTTTAAAGTACACAAATTTAACATCTCCTTTCAATATTATTTTATCATATTATGCTGGGGAGACAAAGAAATGAAAAGTTGAATATATTGCTATATATAATGTAGGAAAATTTTTAAAAGGAGTAGATTTCAATGGAAATGACAGTTGAAAAAGCAGAAGAAATATTAAAAAGAAATGGGATAACAAGAGAAGATCTACCTAAAGCACTTAAAGAAAATGCTTTAAATATAGGTATGTTTACAATGCCATTTCAAAAAATAGAAGCTAAAAAAGAAGTTTATTAAAAATGGAGGAGATAGAGAAATGAAGAGTACAGGTATAGTAAGAAAAATAGATGAACTAGGAAGAATAGTAATTCCTATAGAGCTTAGAAGAACATTAGACATAGAAATTAAGGATTCATTAGAAATTTTTATAGATGGAGGACAAATAATTCTTAAAAAGTATGAGCCAAGCTGTACATTCTGTGGACAAGCAAAGGATGTTATTAATTACAAAGGAAAGAATCTTTGTAAGAGCTGCTTAAGTGAAATTAAGCATTTAAAGTAAAAATGCAATGCAAATGTATTAAATGCAATAGATATTGGAACGTAAGTATTAAACAAAAGATAGATCACAAGGGATATGTTTGTCCACAATGTTTTGCAAAGGAACTTAAAAGAAATAATGGGTAGATACTATTTAAATTTAATTACCTTTATATTGAAGTAAAACGTAAACTATGGGAAATAATTTATATTTAAAAGTAAATAAAAAAAGAATGTATTTTGTTGGAATCAAAACACATTCAGTAAATATCTCGTATGAAACATGATATTTATAAAAAACTACATTAATAATTATAAATCATCATGCGTGATATTTCAAGGTTTTATGAATGCCAATTGTTGCATTTATACGACCTCGTAATAGGTATTATTAAGTCGACCATTTTAGAATAAAAGGGGAAAACTAATGAGATTATATGATGATTATAATTATAGAAATATATATACGAATAGGATAAAAGAAACAAGAGAAGATGAAATAGAAAACTTAAGGGAGAGTAAAAAGTTAAGATACACTTATATGAAAAAAACTATAATAAGCGGAAATGTAGTTGAAAGTGAAATATATCCTATATGGAAATGTAGAAGTGACGTACCAAGAATTTCAATAGGAGAAAGTAGAGAAGCCCAAAAGAATTTGAATGATAAAAATGCAAAGAAGAAAATAGTTAGGCTAGTAAATACAAATTTCACTAAAGATGATCTAATGATAACACTATCTTATACAAATAATCATTTACCAAAAGAAGAAGAGGCAAAAAGAGATATTGAAAATTATATAAGAAGATTAAAAAGGCGTAGAAAAAAAGAAGGTCTTCCAGAACTTAAATATTTATATGTAATTGAATATGTTAATGATCCAAGTATAGTAAAAAAGATAAGAGTTCATCATCATATAATAATCAATAAAATGGATAGAGATATTGCTGAAAGTGTTTGGAAAAAAGGTAGAACTGATAGTATGAGACTTCAACCTGATGATTTTGGATTAACAGGAATAGCAAAATATGTAGCTAAAGGATTAATTCAAGGTAGAAGATGGAGCTATAGTAAGAATCTTAAAAAACCAATAATAACTAGAGATAGAACCAAACTAACTAAAAGAAAAGTACAAAAAATAGCAAAAAGACCTGATGAATACCAAGAATTTTTTGAAACAATATACAAAGGAAAATATGAGTATAAAGATTGTGAAGCTTTATATAGCGATAGAGTGACTGGATTTTATCTATATGCAAGAATGAAAAAATTGGAGTGATTTTAATTGAAAATAGATTCTTTGAAAGAATTATTAAAAGAAAGCAAGAAGTTAATGCTTTATTCAATGGGAATGAAGAATGCAACGAATTATACATGTGAAGAGGATTTTAACTTAGAAAATTACACTAGAATACTTGGAAATGCACGAAGAGAGTTAATTGATATAGATGAAGAAAATAATTAACAGTTTGTCCACAATTTTGTTGACAGTTTAGGGGGAATATAAAAATGAAAACAATCTCTATTATAAATTTAAAAGGTGGAGTTGCTAAAACTGTATCATCAGTTAACATAAGTCACATTTTAGCAACTACTTATGGTAAAAGGGTTTTATTGATAGACAATGATAAACAAGGTAATGCAACTAAGATGTTTAGCTTGCATGATGAAGATGAGTTAAGCATAGCCAATATAATGTCTAATTCGGAAATAGATGTTGATGATGTTATAATTCCAACTCAATATAAAAATTTAGATCTAATTCCAGCAAACATGAGATTATTAAAAGCGAATTTAGATGTGATAAAAGATGATGATAAAGAGCAGCAAACAATATTAAAAAGGGCATTAAGTCAGATTTGTGATAATTATGACTATTGTATAATAGACAACCCACCAGATATAAATATATCTGTAATTAACTCTCTGGTAGCATGTGAAGATGTTTTAATACCAATTAAAATTGATAAATTTGCTTTTGATGGACTAGAGGAATTAAATGAACAAATAGAAAATGTAAAACAAATAAATCCTAAAATAAAGCTTAAAGGATGTTTTATAACTCAATACCAAAACAATGATGTTAATAATCAAGGAGAAGAGGTCCTAATTATTAACAGTAAATATCCTATCTTTAAAACTCATATAAGAAGAACGCCCAAGGTAGATGAAAGTACATTTGCAAGTTTACCAGTATGTGATTATTCAAAAAGATGTGCAGCTTCTAAAGATTATTTACAACTTGTAGAAGAATATTTGAATTTGGAGGTTTAATTTTATGGGAAGAGCTGAAGATAGAAAAATGAGAAGAAAAATAGATAAAAAAGTTGGAAAAGGCACAGTAGATAGAATGGTCCAAAATCTAAATCAAGAAGTTGTTAATTGGCAAGTTAACGAGAGATGCAAAAAGTTTGAGAGTTACCTTATTGATTCTGTAATAGAAGCAATGAAAAGAAATGGACTTAATAATTCTTTAGTAAAGAGAATTAGTGATGATATTGAAATCATATTAAGAAAGAAGGTACATGGAGTTGAGTAATTTTAAAAGATCGTATTTAAATGCAGAAGAGAAAAACTTTTATATGATTTGCAAGTCTTTTATTCAAATGATAAATGGTGAAAGAAATTTAAATAATAAAATAACAAATGAAATATGGATTGAATGGTCAAGAAAAGGTATGCTTACACCTTCTATGCAAAAGAACTTAAAATTAGTCAGAAGTTATCTTAATAAATTCTGTGATGAACTTGAAGAAAACTTAGATCAAAAAGAAAGAGATAAGCTAGAAAAGCAGCTAATAAAGTTTGATTATAGATTGATTGATGATTATACATTAAAAAAGTTATTTAGAGATTTTGAAGATAGGTATAAATATGTCGTTATGGAAAGAGAAAAGTTCATTCCAATAATAGAAGAGGTGGCAGAAGTAAATTGCGTTGGATGTACAAAAGATTATAAGAATTGCATAATATTTAAAGCTTTTGATGATATAAATCTAGAAAGAGTGGATGAAGAGAGTAATTGTCCATATGCTGTAGATTTATCAAAATGTAAGCCAGAAGAGGTAAAAAGGATTGAAAAATTTAAAGAGAAGCTTAAAAGCAAGAATCAATTTAGAAAATAATTTTATTGTGTCCGAATCGAACACAAAATAAAGGAGTTAGCATGGCTGGAAAATTTAATATGATGGAATTACTTAATAATAATTCTAAAGAAAATATTAATATTGAAAATAAGAGTCAAAAGAAGTTTAAAACAATACCAATTAATATAAAAGAATTAAAACCATCTGTTGAAAATTTTTATTCAACGGAAGATGTATCTGAACTTAAAAATTCAATAGAGTTGCTAGGTTTACAACAAAATCTAGTTGTAAAGAAAATAGATGTAGGTTATGAAATAATAGCAGGACATAGAAGATACAAAGCTTTAAAAATGCTTTTTGAAGAGGGAAAGAAGGACTTTGAATATGTACCTTGTAAAGTTGAAAATGAAAAAGATACTTTAAAAGATAAGCTATTACTTATAATAACCAATTCGACTGCTAGAGAACTTACGGATTATGAAAAGACAGTACAAGCTGAAAAATTAAAAGAATTGTTAACTGAATATAAGAAACAAGAAAAGATACCAGGAAGAATACGAGAAATAGTTGCAGATATATTAAATACCTCTTCATCACAAATAGCTAGAATGGAAGGTATAACAAATAATCTTATTCCAGAGTTTAAGGAAGAGCTTAAGAAAGCAAAAGTTAATATATCAGCAGCACATGAATTATCTACACTACCAGAAGAAACTCAGCAAGTAGTTTTTGAAGAATTTAAAGATAAAGGTCAACTATCAATAAAAGATGTTAGGGCCAAGAAAGAAGAGTTAAAAAGAGAAAGTGTAAGATATAATGATAAACATATAGAAAAATCAAAAGAAGAGGTAGTTAATTTACCTAGGTTTAAAACTAATTTTGAAATAGTAAAAGATTTAACAATAGATGAACTTGCTATTTTTATATGTAGTAGATGTAGCGGTGGAAATGGATATGCTGGATTTTGTGACCTGGCAATTGAATGTAAAGGAAATAACAAATATGAAATATGTAAAAAGTGGCTTAGAACTCAAGCACAAAATAATTAGCTAAAATTTGCATGACTAATAACTGTTAGCACAGTAGGGATTAAAGCTAATGTTAAGTTACTGCAATTTAAATAAGAGGGGATAAAATATATAAATAATGGGGTATGATAAATGGAGAATTTAAGGGAAGAGTTAAATAAAAGAATTTTACAATACGGTACTAAAGATAAAAGAGTATTGGAATTAAGTCAAAAACTAGATCCATATATTGTTAAGGAACAAAGAAAATATGATAGATGGGGAAAGAGGGATAAAGTTATGCATGGAGATTACTTTACTGTAAATAGTGATATTGGATATGCAACTAAAGTCTTATTAAATATATTTACTGTTATATTTATTAGTTATATATTCAATATAACTAATAAATTAGATATAAAAGAACAATTAAAGATAATAATTTCAGTTGTATTATTTATTTTTGTTAGCAATTTTTTTATTGTTAATGCAGATTATAATATGAGTTAACTATACACAATATAATAATTAACTGAAGTATGAACAAAAGTGTTCTTTGAAAACTTAATAGCACGGTATTGAATATTTAGTTACGTATTAACAAATAATAAATTAGAAAAATTAATTATTTGGAGGGAATATAGATGTTTGAACATAAAAAACAATTATTACATGAAGTAAAGGTCGAAAGAGCTAACCCACAATATGCAGTATTAATGCAAGAACAATTAGGTGGTGGAAATGGAGAACTTAAAGCAGCAATGCAGTATATTTCACAAAGTTTTAGAATAAAAGATCCAGAAATAAAAGATTTATTTTTAGATATTGGTGCTGAAGAACTTAGCCATATGGAAATGGTAGCACAAACAATAAATTTGCTAAATGGCCATGATGTAGCTAATGAAAAAGTAAATAATGGAGAAATTCAAACACATGTACAATGTGGGCTATCACCAGTTCTAATTAATTCCTCAGGGGCACCTTGGACAGCTGATTATGTAACAGTAACTGGAGATTTAGTTGCAGATTTATTATCTAACATAGCTTCTGAACAAAGAGCTAAAGTAGTTTATGAATATCTGTACAGACAAATTGAAGATAAAGAAGTAAGAGCAACAATAGATTTTTTACTTAATAGAGAAGAAGCACATAATGCTTTATTTAGAGAAGCATTAAACAAAGTTCAAAAGACAGGTTCAAATAAAGATTTTGGAGTTACTGAAGATTCTAAACTATATTTTAATTTATCTAATCCTGGTCCTTCACATGAAGCTCCAAATCCAACACCACCATCATTTGAAAATCCTAGAAGATAAAATTATTTGAAATAACTCATATAAAATTTATTAAAAAATGAATAAACATATTCTATTTTGAAAATATTAAGTATTGAAGTTATTAAATTGGAGGTGAAAATAATGGCAAACTTAAATCAGCTTGAACTACAAAATCTACGTCATTTAATTGGAGCTCATTGTACTATTGAGAAAAAGTTAGAATACTATTCACAACAATGTACTGACCCAACATTAAAAGAGATGTTAAAAAAAGACTCTGAAGATGCAAAAGCAAGTAAAGCAAAATTAATGGAATTTTTAAATTAGGAGGTGTAAAATATGCAAGAAAAAGAAATGATAAGTGATTACCTTGCTGGATTAAATGCAAGTTTAGCAGGATATGGTGGTATAATTGCTCAATGTGAAAATCAACAATTACGTGAAACAATTCAGCAAATGAGAAATCAAGATGAATGTCGTCAATATAATCTTTTCACTAAAGCTAAAGAAAAGGGATATTATATACCAGCGCAACCAGCAACTCCAGAAGAAATTGCAGTTGTTAAACAACAAATGTCTCAAGGGTAGTAATTTATATAGCTTTGTAGATTTAGTTCTATAAAATTAAAAAACTAAATTTATATAAATACCGTATTATTCAAAATGAATGTGCGGTATTTTTTAGTTAGCAATTCTAAAATTTTGTAAAAAAAGGCCCTGGCACTTCTTGGTACCAATATTTAATTTATATGTTTACTAAATAAATAATATGAAATATATTTAAAAGGCAAGTAATCAAACAGATCTAACGAAAATGAATTATTAGAATGTGTTCCAAAAGGAAAAGATTAAGAATTATGTTTATAACACCACCAATAAGATAAGGAGGATTAGTATGAATAAATCTACATTAGAAGATAAATTAATAAAGAAAACTGCTAAGGAAACAGCTAAAGAAATTATTGAAGAATTTAGAAACAAGAATATGATTAGAAGAGAATTCCCTTTTTATAAGAGAGTAGAAATATTACTTTATAATTATGAGAATTTAAAAGAAGCTATAAAACAAAAAGAAGAAGATATAGAGGATATAAAGCTAAATGGATTACCTCAAGCAAGTAAATCAATAGTTGTTTATTCTAGTGCTGGTGGAAGCATTACTGCTGAAGACAGATATCTACAACTTATAGAGAAATATAAAACTGAAAAGATAGAAACTCAAAGGGATTTAAACAAAATAGATAATGCATTAAATAAGATAAAAAATGATAAATACTTTAATATAATACAATTTAAGTATTTAAATACAGAAGAGGAAAAGTTAGATACGGATGAAAGAATAGCGGAACATTTAAAAAAAGATAGGACAACCATATCTAGAAATAGGAAGAGGTTGATTAATAAGTTAATAACTATACTCTTCCCTGAAAGTGTACGGGATATAATTTAATTTGCACATTTCATGCACATTTCATGCTATTGTGAGTATCAATTATATATAGTAAGATGATATTAGCAATTATTATAAATTAAGGGTATTAAATAATAATATACAATAAAATATAATAATTACCATATAATAATCATAAAGCTCTATGCAATCTATTTATTTAGATTGCATAGAGCTTTGTTTATTTAAATAAGGAGGCTTAGTTATGAAAAGAAAAAGAGTAAGGTTAAATGTAAAATTTAGTGGAGATAAAATATGTTGTGCTAAGTCTCCTGGGGTATGTGGTAAGTGTAAAGAACTTAACAAGTGTGAACTATTAGACATGTATTATTATCCATATGATGATATTAAAGAATGCATGAGGCATGATAGTTATAAGAGGGAACGTGGAGCACTTAAACAAAGAAAATAATTTATAAAAAATATTATATACAAAAACTTACTTTTATAAAAAGGTACTGTGAGAATATTTAATGTTTAGAGGGTCTAGCGATGCCCAGTTTTCATCTTTTTATGAAAAAATTTTTTAGGATACTTCCTTCCTCTTTTTAGTATTCGAATTATTTTATTTTGATTAAAAATAATTGTGAAAAAATTGTTTGAGAATTGGAGTGTAATTTTGGAATGAATGTAAATCAAAAAGAGCTTGCAAATATTTTAGGAATCACATCTCGAAGGGTTAGACAATTAAGAGAAGAAGGTTTCTTTTCATTCGCTGAAAATGGTAAAAAATATTCACTTGAAAAATGTGTTCAAGAATATATTGAATATAAAGTAAAAGCGGAAACAAATACAGGTACATCTATAGATAGAGAAAAGGAACAGGCAGAGCATGAACAAATAAAGAAAAATATATCAAAATTGAAACTTAGAAAATTAAAAAAAGAACTTCATGAAGCTTCAGATGTTGAATTATTTTTAAGTGAAATGCTAATAAATTTTAGAAACAGAGTATTATCTATACCTAGTAAAGTTGCAGTTCAGATACTTGGAGAAGAAGACATAAATAGAATAATAGAGATATTGCAAAAAGAGATGTATGAAACATTAGAAGAACTGTCTGAATATAATCCAGATAAGATTAATAGGGAGAAAAACTATGATTCTGATGGAGATTACGAGGAGGATGATGAAGATTAAATAAAAATAAGGTGATGATATGGGAAATGAGAAGATACGTTCAAGAGAAAAGACAAGTAATTTATTTAGTAGAGTATTAAAACGTACTCTTGCAAAGCCTGAACAACTAACTGTAAGTCAATGGGCAGAAAAATATAGAGTACTTGATGAATCAAGTTCAATTCCTGGTAAATGGTCAAATGATGTTACACCATATTTAATTGAAATCATGGATAGTTTTAATAATCCTTACATTGAACATATAAATTTTTGTAAGCCAACTCAAGTTGGTGGAACAGAAGCATTATTAAACGAAATTGGGTGGATAGTAACACAAAATCCTAGTCCTACAATGATTGTTTATCCTACTGATGACCTTGCAAAAGATATATCTAATGATAAATTGAAGCCAGCATTTTTAAAAAGTCCTTCTCTTAGAGAAAGATTTTTAGAAAATCAATCTAAAGAACTTTCTTTAAAATTTAAAGGAATGAATTTATATCTAAGAGGTGCTAATTCTCCAAGTAAACTTGCATCTAAAGCTATTAAGTTTTTGATGTTTGATGAAATAGATAAGATGAGTGGAGCATCTAAGAAAGAAGCTTCACCATACGATCTAGCAATAGAACGTACAAAAACATTTAAACATTCTAAAAAAATATATTCATGTTCTACTCCAACTCTAAAAAATAATTATGTTTGGAGAATACATGAAGCAGCAGAAGACCAGAGACACTATTTTGTTCCATGTCCACATTGTGGTGAAATGATAGAACTTAAATGGAGTCAGGTTATTTTTGAGAAGGATAAGGAAAGTAAATTAACTATATCTGAAAGAGCTGCAACAGCTAAATATATATGTCAAGAATGTGGATGTTTGATTGAAGATAGAGAAAAGCCTAAGATGTTAAGACTTGGACAATGGAAGAGCATAAATAAAAAATGTGTAGGAAAGCCTAAAACAGTTTCATTTTGGCTTAATTCTTTATACAGTATATTTGTAACATGGGAAGATATGGCCAAAAAGTTTTTGGAATCTCGAGATGATCCTGACCAACTACAAAATTTTATAAATTCATGGCTGGCAGAACCTTGGGAAGATACAAAATTAAAAACAAATGCTGATTTAGTATTAGATAGACAAACTGAATATGAAGAGTTCATTGTACCATCGTGGGCAAAAATGCTTACAGGTGGAGTAGATGTTCAAGAAAATTGCTTGTATTGGAGTATAAGAGCTTGGGGTAATTTTATAACAAGTCAAAATATATGCCATGGACAGGCTTTTTCTTTTGCAGAAATAGAAAAAATAATGAATTTAGAATATTGTAAAAAAGATGGAACAAAAATGGTTGTTAATTTAACATTAATGGATTCAGGATATGATTCAGATTCAGTTTATGATTTTGCATCAAGTAATTCCGAGTGGTGTTTACCAGTTAAGGGTGCATCTAATCCACAACTATCACATTATAAGCTTTCAAAAGTAAATAAATCAGAATCTAAAGCATATGGAATGAACTTAGTTATTGTTGATGGTGGTAAATATAAAGATATGATTGCTGGACGTATGAAAAAAGATAATGGTAAGGGAGCGTGGATGGTTTACAAAAGATGTGACAGAGAATATGCAGAACAGGTTACAGCTGAACATAAAGTAAATGTTAAAAGTGGAAATAGAACCGTACAACAATGGGTATTAAAGAAATCACATGCAGATAATCACTACTTAGATACAGAAGTTTATGCATTAGCTGCGGCTGATGTGTTAGGAGTAAGAACATTGCATTTAGAAGACAGTGAAGAAGTATCTGAGAAGCAAAAACCAGATGAACAATATGCACCAGAAGAGGGCTGGATTAAAGAAAATGAAAAATGGATATAAAGGCAGGTTTTAATTATGAGTGAAGATAATCTTTCAGCAAAAGAAATGTTGGCAGAGGTTGATAAAGCTATATATAAAGTATTAGTTGGAGGACAATCATATAAAATAGGATCTAGGCAATTAACAAGAGCAGACTTAAAAATGCTTAATAATATGAAAAATGATCTTATGGCACAAGTCGCTCAAAATGAAAGTGATCTATTAGATGATACGTATATAGCAGTATTTTCAGGAAGGTAGGTGATAAAAATGAATTGGCTAGATGGATTAATTGGTTTTATATCACCCGAATGGGGAGTTAAACGTGAAGCTTATAGACAATACTTAGGAGAAATAAGACACTATGATGCTGGAAGTTATGGTAGGAATAATGCTAATTGGAAAACTACAAATCAGTCAGCAGAAATGACGGATAGATTTAGTCGAGACAATGTAAGAGCTAGATGTAGAGATCTTGAAAGAAATTCAGACATTATGAATTCTGTTGTAGGAGCATTTAAAAGAAATGTCATAGGTGGTGGTTATACACTACAAGCTAGAATCATAGATGAAGAATTGAATCAAAAGATAGAAAATACATGGAAATTATGGTGTAAAAAAGATAATTGTGATGTGACAGGAAGTCAAAGTTTTAATCAAATGATACGAATGGCTGTTGAAAGAAAAAAAGTTGATGGAGGAATATTATTTCTAAAGAGATATACAAAGGATGGTATTATTCCTTTTCAACTTCAAACTATAGAAGTTGATGAACTAGATACTGCACAGATGGTACCTAAAGTTGATAAAAATAAGGTGGTAGGAGGAATTGAATATAACGCTTATAACAAACCAGTTGGATATTGGATCAAACAATATAGTATTGATGGATATACTGTAGAAAATCCAATTTATATTGAAGATAAATATGTTATATTTTATTATTCTAAAAAAAGACCATCACAAATAAGAGAAATGTCTGATATGTCATCAACTATAACTAGGATAAGAGATGCAAATGAGTTTATGACAGCAGTATCTGTTAAAGAAAGGATAGCAGCATGTTTATCAGTTTTTATAAAAAAACAAATACCTACTACTGGAATTGGTAGAGGGGCAACAGGGTCAGTTCAAAACAAACATGATTATGAAGGAAAAACTATTTCACCTGGTATGATAAAAGAATTAAATGCAGGTGATGAAATACAAGTTGTTAACCCATCAGGACAGAGTGCAGATGCAACAAGTTATATAAAACTTCAACAAAGACTAGTTGGAGCAGGACAAGGTATAAGTTATGAAGCTACATCTAGGGATATGTCTGAAACAAATTATTCTTCAGCTAGGCAAGGAAGTATAGAGGATGGATTAACATATGCTGAGGAAATTGAACTTTTAATTGAAAATGTACTAGATGAGGTTTATGAAACATTTATTATATCTGGTTATTTAAGTGGAATGTTTGATTTTAAAGACTTTTGGAATAAAAAAGGCGATTATTTTAAACATGAATGGATACAAGCTCCAAAGAAATGGATAGATCCATTGAAAGAAGCTAATTCCAATAGAATAGCATTACAAACAGGGCAAAAAACATTTAAGCAAATAGCAGCAGAAAACGGGAAGGATTGGAAAGAACAAATAGACGAGATGAAAGATGTTTTAGATTATGCAAAATCAAAAGGAATAGACTTAGGAGGTGTTATTTTTGATAAAGACAAAGAGGAATTATATGTTGAGAACATTAAAAAATAATAGTTCTAATATTAGAGAAAAAAATTCAACTAGAGAATTAGTTATAAATTCTATAAGAGCAGTTGAAGGTGAAGGAAATGAAAGAAAATTCATATTGAGTTTTTCGTCAGAAGAACCATATGAACGATGGTGGGGTACTGAAATACTTGACCATAATGATGGAGCAGTCGATTTAACTAGATTAAGTGAAATCGGCTGCTTATTATTTAATCACAATAGAGATGTTGTTATAGGTAAAGTAACTAAAGTATGGGTTGAAAATAATAGAGGTAATGCTGAAATTGAATTTGACACAGATGATGAATCAGAAAAAATATATCAGAAAGTAAAAAGTGGAACATTAAAAGGAGTATCTGTTGGGTATCAAATTGACTCATGGGAAGAGGTAATGGCAAATAAATCATCATCAGATGGTAGATTTATAGGTCCTTGTGAAATAGCAAGAAAGTGGACTCCTTATGAAATATCTATTGTAAGTGTTCCAGCTGATCCTACTGTTGGAGTAGGAAGAGAAATAGAAAACAATCATATAAATCAATTTAAAATAGCTGAAAAGTCGCTTTCATATTATGAAAAGCAACTTCAAATAAATAAAAATTTATCTAAAGTATTAGGAGGGAACTAGAATGGGACCAAAACAAAAAATGTTAAGACAACAAGAAATAGTTAACACAGCAAAGCAAGGCAAAAGAGACCTTACATCAGAAGAACAATCAGAATTTGATTCACTTCAAAGAGAAATTGACCAATTAACACAGGAAATTGAAAATTCTGGCCAAGAATCAAATGAAAGAGCTGTTGAAGCTGAAAGAGAAAGAGTATCAGAAATAACAAGCTTATGTAGAGAATTTGAGGTTGATTTTGAAGGGTATATAAAAAATGGAACAACTGTAGATGAAGTAAGAAAAGCAATAATTGAAAATATGAGAAGTGAAGCACAGCCAATACAAACAAGAGGTATTGCAGAAACTCATATGATTGCAGATGAACAGGATAAATTTAGAGCAGCAGCAGCAGATGCTTTAATTATGCGTGGCGGTGTAATTTTAGAAAAACCAGCAGATGGAGCTAGAGAGTTAATGGGAATGTCTTTAAGAGATCTAGCTATAGAGACATTACAAGGCGATGGAAATATAAATTTAAACAGAAAATCTTCAGACGAATTGTATAATATGCTTTCTAGACAATTTTATAATCCTACTTCAGCTTTCCCAAGCATAATGGATCAGGCAATTAATAAAGCATATGTAGAGGGACATAGATCAGCACCAGTAACATTTGATATTTGGACTAAAAAGGGAACACTTAAAGACTTTAAAACAGTAGAAAATAAATATTTAGCAGGACCAGCTGGAGAATTCTTAGAAGTTCCAGAAGGCGGAGAATTGAAGCAAGACTTACCAACTGATGAAAAACTTCCAACAAGAAGATTAAAAACATATGGAAGACAATTTTCTATGACAAGACAAGCTTTCATCAATGATGATATTGATTTTTTATCAAAAATACCTGCTAAATATGCTGCATCAGCACGTAAAACTCAAAATAAACAAGTATATGACATACTTTTAACTAATCCAGCAATTTATGATGGAACTCCATTATTTAGTGCTAATCATAAAAACTTAATATCAAGTGGAAGTGGAATAACAGCAGAAGCTGTGCAAAAGATATTTATGGCACTACAATTACAAACTGACCAATTTGGAGAAGCAATAATAATAAGACCTACTTATATTATTGTTCCAGTAGGATATGCATTTGATATGTATACTATTTTTGATAGTCCAACAATTAATTCAGTTGGAAATACTCAAGCTGCTAATCCGCTATATAGATATAAAAATCAAGTTCAAATAATAGAAGATGCAACACTTAATGTATTGTGCAAAACAAATGAAATACCATGGTTTGTAGTTGGAGATAAAGGAGATACTGATTCAATACAAGTTGATTACTTAAATGGCCAAGAAATCCCTACTATAAGACGTATGGAAACAGCAGGTCAACTAGGATTTGTATGGGATATTTACTTAGATTGGGGTATTTCAGTTATGGATTATAGAGGAATAATAAAAAATCCAGGAATTGCAATGAAAAATCCATTATTATAGGAGGAATATTAAATGAAAGCAATATATTGTCAAAGAGGAGAGTCTATTGATTATAAAAATAAGACAGATGAAATAATTAAAGCTGGAACTGTAGTCAGTATAACATCAAGAGTGGGAGTTGCTGGAACAGATATTAATGCTAATGAAATTGGATCTATACATGTAGTAGGTGTATTTGAATTGAAAAAATCATCAGAAGAAGAAATATCTGTTGGAACAAAAGTATATTATGATTCTAGTAAAGATTGTATAACAACAACAGAAGCTTCTAATATTCCAGCAGGATATGCTATTGCTGATGCACAATCAAACAATACAAGTGTATATGTAAAACTATTAGGATAGGTGATAATATGGGTGAAAAGCTGGTAGCAACATATCCTATTTTATTTGAATCACATCAATATAAAATAGGTGAAGAGCTTCCAACATCTAATCATGACATGGTAAAGACATGGTTAGATGTTGGTACTGCTAAATGGTATGATGATGAACAATTAGTTGATGATATAGATAATAATAATTTAGATAATCAAGAAAACATTAATGATGAATTAGAAAGTTTAGATATAAATGAAGAAGTTGAAATGATACAAGAAAATGAAGAGGAGACTATACCTATTAAAAATAAAATTGGAAGGAAAAATAAATAATGGGGATGTCATTTAAAGATATTGTTCAAAATGATTTAGATAATACATTTTTTAATTCTTCAGAATTTGGAGAAGAGCACATTATAGATAGAAAGGTTTTTAATGTTGTTATAGATAATGAGACTCTTAAAGATAGAAATAAGAAAGAATATGATGGTATACTACAAGCTGATTTATTATATTATGTTAAGGCGGAAGATATTGGAGAACTTAAAACAAATGAATTACAGTATTTTGATGGAGTAGCCTACAATGTATTTGATGTTAAATTAGATAATGGAGTGTATGAAGTAATACTTCAATCGAATATTAACTAATGGCTGTAAGTATTAAGATTGATAGTAAACAAATGAAAAAAACTTTAAATAAATTAAGTACATTTCCAAAAGAAATAAATAAAGCATCAAGTGCGGCTATTAATAGGACATTGACTTTTTCTAATAAGAAATTAAAGCAAGAAGTCAGAAAAACCTATAATATTAAAGCTGGTGAAATACAAAGTACTATTAAAATAAAAAAATCAAATCCCAGTAAACTTTCTGGTGAAATAATAAGTGATGGGAATAGGTTGACATTAGGTAGGTTTTCAAGAAGTGCTGGTAATTGGAAAAAAGGAAAGAAAATTAAAGTAAAGGTTAAAAAATCAGGAACAAAACCTATTAACACAACTCCAAAAGCTTTTATAGCTAACTTAAATGGAAATAATCATATTGTAAAAAGAGAAGGGAAATCCAGGTATCCAATAAAGGTACTTAAAACATTATCTATACCTCAAATGATTAGCAATACTAAAGTTAGTGATGTAATAATGGATGAAACAAACAAACAATTACAGAAGAGATTAGAACATGAGGTTGAGTATAGGCTTCTAAAAAAAATGAAGGGATGATTACTATTAATGATGTAGAAATATTAAATGCTTTAGTAGAATTTTTAAAAGAAAATATATCAAAGCAATTTAAATTAAAAAAGCCTCCAGTAAATAATAAAATATTAGAAGATTATGAACTGGTTAACCTAGCTATATATAAAGGGTGGGTTCCTCCTAAAAATTACTTAGAGGAATATGGATATGATATTCCTGGAATTATAGTTATGCTAGATGAGGGAATTGATGATAGTGAAAATGCAGAAATAGAAATAAGATTAAAAGTAATAACATATGATCCTGGTAAAGTTAAGGAAGATAAAACATTATCTCCTAATGTAGAAGGATATGTTGATTTACTTAATGTTATTACTAGAATAAGAATGGAATTATCTAAAAATCCAATTATATTAAACAAAGTTAATGTAAACAAACCAATTCGATGGAGCATGGACAAAGAGCAAAGCTATCCTTACTGGAGTGCAGATGTTAGCTTTAATGTGTCTATTGCTCCATTTGACTTTAAAATTAAAAATGGATACGAAATATATTTGTAAAAGGTGGTGTTAAAATGTCATATAAACATGGTTTGTATGGTGCAAGAGTAGCAAGTACAGAAGATATAACAAGTGCTAAAAATATACCTGTATATATAGGTACAGCTCCTATGCATAGAATTGAAAAAAATAATAGAAATATAAATAAGCCTATTTTAATTAAAACATTACCAGAGGCTATTAGAAAAACAGGCTATTCTTCAAATGATAATTTTGAAGAATTTACACTAAGTGCTGCAATATATGCACATTTTCAAAATTCTATACAACCAATAGGACCTATTGTTATTATCAACGTATTAGATATATCTAAGGCTAGTAGTAAAACTGAAGAAATAAATATTATTAATAAAGTTGGAATAATAAAAGAACATGTATTAATTGATTCAATATCAATTTCTGATTATGAATTAGATATAGATTATGAACTAGATATAGATTATGAACTAGAATACACTCATGAAGGATATTTAAAGATAATATTTTTAAGTGAGAAAGAGGTTCCTGATACACTTTCTATAACTTGTAAGGTAATAGATACAAGTGCTATTGTAGAAAGTGACATAATTGGAACATATGATGAAAAAACAGAGTCAAGGACAGGAATTATGGCTATTGAAGATGTTTATGAAGATTTAAATGTAGTTCCTACTATAATTACTGCACCAGGTTTTAATGAAAAGGCGAAAGTAAGACAGGCTTTAGTTTCATCTACTAAACAAATATCTGATAAATGGGAAGCAACAGCTTTTACGGATATTGATTCAAAATCAATATCTAATATAGATGAAGCTATAAAGTGGAAAAAAACTAATGGTTATAATTCAAATGAAGAAAAATTATTTTGGCCAAAAGGTATTATGGGTGGGAAAGAGATATATTTATCTATTTTAGCGATTGTAGCTAAAATGCAAACAGATGTTAAATATAATAATATACCTTATCAGACTCCTAGTAATAAACAAATTGATATAACGGGAATAATTGCAAAGGAATCTATTATTAAGTTTAGTCAAAATAGAGCAAATGAACTTAATGCATCAGGAATAACTACAGCTATATATAATGGTGGCAGATATGTTTTATGGGGTCCACATATGGCAAATTATGAGGATGGAGTAACATCTAAGCCAGATGAGATTTTTGATACTAATGTGTTTATGAATAAATATTTATTAAATGACTTTCAATTAAGAAATACTGGAATTGTGGATAATGCAATGACAAGACATGATGTAGATTCTTTAATTAATAGTGAACAAATGATTTTAGATTCTCATGTTAGCTCAGGTCGCTTACTTTATGGAAAAATAGAATTTAAATCAGAAAATAATCCAGTATCAGATATGATTAATGGTGATTTTACTTTTAATACATTAGTTACAAATACTCCTATTGGTAAATCTATAAGTCAAAAAGTACAATATACATCTAAAGGAATAACAGAAGCTTATTCAGATAAGGAGGAATAGTATATGAGTGATAAGTTACAAAATAAGACTATAGCATATAATGTGTATAGTAATAAATTGTTAGTTCCTGATACAACAGAAGTAGAATTGCCAGAAATAGAGTATTTAACAGATACTATATCAGGAGCAGGAATATTAGGCGAAATAGATTTGCCTACATTAAGTCAAATAGGTTCTATGACTACTACTGTATCATTTAGATCGAGTAATAGTAAAACTGTTGAAATGCTTAAAAATAGTGATTTGGAAATAAGGTGGGTAAGTGATTGTATAGATACATCTACTGGAAATACATCTACTGTTGCTAATAAGGCATTTATGAAAGTTAAGCTTAAAAAGTTTGCTGAAGGTAAAATTGCTGGAGGGGCAGCTCAAGATGGAAGTTATGAATATGAAGTATTAGCATATAGAAGAATAGTTGATGGAGCAGAAATGCTGAATATCGATAAATTAAATAATGTTTATAAAATAAATGGAATAGATCAAATAAGTGATATAACAAAAAATCTTTAATTTAATAAATATATAGAAAAACACCAGGATTAAAATTAATCTTGGTGTTTTTACTTTAGGAGGAATTGATAATATGGAAAATTTAAAAGAAAAAAATGAAATTGCAGTTGTAGAAAAAAATGAAGTAGATGTTATTGAAAAAGCATCAAATGATAATTATTTGGAATTAAAAAAGTCAGTGCTAATTGATGGTGAAATGGTAACTAAAATAAAGTATGATTTTGAATCTTTAACTGGTAAAAATGTTAATGCAGCTTTTGCGGCAGCTAGAAAAAATGGATATATGATAACGGGGGCTTATGAAATGGATCCTATATTAGGATGTTATATGTTTGCTCAAGCTGCAGGAATAGATTACTTAGATGTTGAAAGATTTTCAGCGGTAGACTATAAGAGGGCAGGATCAATTGGTAGAGATTTTTTTATATCAGACTTGGGTGGAGACCAAGCAAAAGATATTTAAAAAACATAATAGCACAAATTACTATAGAAACATCTAATTCAAGAAAAGATTGTTATGACATGACTTTAATAGATCTTTTTGAATATTACGATTCTCTAGCTGATGAAGTAGAGAGAAGAAATAAAGAATATGCAAAAAGAAATAAGATGAAGAGGTGATGCTATGGCAAGTAGTATTAAAACTACTATAAATATAGGCGGAATATTAGAACCTAGTGTTCAAAGCTCTTTTGCTAAAATTAACAGTCTTGCTTCTGGAGCAATGGATAAATTTACAAAACTTGCTAAAGTTACTGCTGGTGCTGTAACAGCAATGTCAGTTGTTGGTGTTAAAGCATTTGCAAATTTTGAGCAATCAGCAGCAAATGTTAATGCTACCCTTGGTAAAAGTTCAACACCAGAAATAATGGAAGCGTATAAGAAAAAATCCATAGAATTATCAGATGTTATGAGTAAAAATTCTAAAGAAATAATGGATGGATTTAATTACTTAGCACTAGCTGGATGGAATTCATCTGATTCTTTAGAACATGTTAATGAAATAGTAGAATCAAGTATAGTTGGACAAATGGATCTTGCGGTTTGTTCTGATAAAATAACAGATTCTTTAAGTGCATTAGGACTTAAAGCTCAAGATACAACTAAATATACTAACACATTAGCATTAGCTCAAACAAAAGGAAATGCTACTATGGAAAATCTGTTAGATTCATATCTTACAGTAGGTGGAACAATGAAAAACTATAATATTCCACTTAATGAAAGTACTGCAATATTGGATAAACTAGCAGACCAAGGTTTAAAAGGTTCAGAAGCTGGTAATTCATTATCTGCAATATTTGTAAATCTTATGGGTAAAACAGGTCAAGCTAAAGAAGCTATGGACAAACTTAATATAAGTTTATTTGACAGTAGTGGAAATGTAAGAAATATGAGTGAATTTTTATTTGATTTAAAAGGAAAACTTTCTGGAATGACTGAAGAACAAAGAAACACTTATATTTCTATGATAGCTGGTAAGAATCAATTAGATGCTTTTAATAAGCTAATGAATGCAACAGATGAAAATTTAGTTGCGTTAACAGAGGATTTAAAAGATACTGATGGATCATTAGATGCAGCTGCAAAAACAATAGATAGTACTTTAATTGGTAACTTTAAGAAATTAATTAACATAATTTCAAATACAGCAATAGAGATAATAGACAAGTTTGCACCTAATATAAATGCTGCACTAGAAAATATGCAAACAAAATTAAAAGAATTAAGACCTAAAATAGAAGAATTTGCAGAAAAGTTTATTGATAATTTTGCGAAAGTATTTAGTTTTATTATCGATAATGCACCAAAAGCATTTGAAATAATTAGTAATTTTATTCCTATTATATTAGGGATAGGTGCAGCTGTTTCAACTTTATCAATAGCTAGTAAAATAGCTACAATAACTGAAAAGGTTGGTAAATTATCAGGTGTAGTTTCTAATATAGGATTTGCTTTTTCTTCAGTATCAGGCGGAGCTGCTACACTTGGTGAAGCTATGGCATTTATAATGGGTCCAATAGGATGGATTGCTTTAGCAATAGGAGCTATTATAGCGATAGGAACACTCTTATATATGAAATGTGAATCATTTAGAAATTTTATTAATTCATCAATATCTAGTATTGTATCATGGTTTCAAAGTTCACTTTTACCAGCAATACAATCACTTGTAAATAGTGTATTAAATTTTTGGAATAGTGTTTTATGGCCATTTATTCAATGGATATCAGGTGTATTAGCACCACTTTTTATAGCTGCATTCTCAGCAATTAAAAATATAGTAGTAAATGCCTTTCAATTTATAGGAAATATAATAATTAATTCATTTACTATTTTTCAAGGTGTTATAGATTTTATAACTGGAGTATTTAGTGGAAATTGGTCACTTGCTTGGCAGGGAATAGTAGAAACATTTTCAGGAATATTTAATGGAATAAAAGATGTGGCAAAGGCACCTATTAATGCTGTAATTGGATTGATAAATGGAGCTATTGCTGGAATAAATTCTATAAGCATAGATATACCTGACTGGGTTCCGTCGTGGGCAGGTGGTGGAAAACACTTTGGATCAAGCATACCAGAAATACCACTTCTTGCAAAAGGTGGAATTACAAATGGAGTAAGTATAGCTGGTGAAGAAGGTCCAGAAGCTGTAATACCTTTGAAAAGAAATAATCCTCGTAGTTTAAGCTTATTAGAAAAAACAGCTGGAGCTATAGGAGCTAATAAAGAAAAGAGAACAGGAAATACATTTGTATATTCACCACAAATAACAGGAAAAGTTGATAATGACACTGTAGCACTTTTAAAACAAAATTTTGAAGATTTTAAAGAGTGGGTTATCCAAACTTTTGAAGAAGAAGAGAGGGTTGCTTATGAATAGCTATATAACTAAAACAGGAGATACTTTTGATAGTATCTCCTTTAATTTATTAGGAAATGAAAAATATTCTGTTGAGATAATGAAAGTTAATCCATACTTAATAAGAACTATAATTTTTGAAAGTGGAGTTATAGTTAAAATACCTAAAATAGATATAAAAGAAGAGTCTACATTACCACCATGGAAGTGATTTTATGAAAGTTATATATGAAGGAAAAGAGATTGATTTAAATGTAACTAGTTGTAATATTACAGATAATATAAAAACAAAAGCTGACACTATAGACATTACTTTTGCTGATATTAATAATGAGTGTAGAACATGGGAATTTAAAAAAGGTCATACAATTGAAATTGTTGAAGAAGGATATTCAACTGGAACAATGTATGTAGATTGTTTTGGATTAAGTAATGGAACATATACTGTTAGAGCTTTATCAATAAAGAAGAATTTTAAAACAAAACATACAAGAACTTGGGAGAATGTTACATTTAAATATTTAGCAAATGATTTAGTTCAATCATTAGGATTGACATTAGAAACTTATGAAATAAAAGATTTTAAATATAAAAGAGTAGATCAGATAGAAATGAATAATATAGGGTTTCTTAAACAGAGATGTAATTTAGAAGGATATATATTAAAAATAACCAATAATAAGGCTGTTATAATATCATCATCATTTTTAGAAAAACAAACAGCAGTATTGACTTTAACTCCAAAAGATTTTATAGGAAAACATAAATTTGAATGTACATCAAACTATATTTATGGAGGTTGCATCATACGTTCAAATGAGGAAGATTATATAGAAGGAAGTTATATAGCAGATAATTCTATAGACGATTTATTATACATCAATAGCTTACCAATTTATTCTATTGGAGAAGCTGATAGATTTTCTAAAAATATATTGAAATCATTTAATAAAAATGAGATTTATGGAACATTTACAGTAATAAAGAATACTAAGATTGCAGCAGGAAGTACTTTAAATATAGAAGAATTATCATTATTTAGTGGAAAATATATAGTTGAAGAGTTGAACACATCTATTATAGATGGAAAAACTAAGCTAAAAGTTAGAAAGATACTGGAGGAATATAAATGATTAAGAAAGCTACTGTAACTGATGTTAGTGAAAATAAAATAAAAGTAACTATAAAAGATATAGATAATGTTGTATCTGATTGGATTAATATTTCTCCACAAAAATGTAAAATTAAAATTGGAGATATTACTCATATAGATTGTGAATATACTCCGATATATAGTATTAATGATTCTGTAATTGTTTCATTTAAAAATAGTATCAAGGGATTAAGTGTTATTGGAAAGTGGGAGGATAAATAATGTCATTAGGTGGCTTTGGAGATAAGATATTTGAAGTTAGTCAAGATAAAATATATACATTTAGCAATGTTTCAAATGACTTAGGGTTAAATATAGAGGAACAGGAAGTTGATGGAGATAAGCCTTCTATATATATTAAAGGAATAAATAATGAAAATCCAAGTTTTGATTTAATATTAAATCAGTCTAACACAATAGATTGTGATACTGAATTTAAGGAATGGAAAGATATAATGTATTCTAAAATACCTCATATGTTATTTTTAGGAAATGACCCTGTATCTAATAATAAATTTTTATTGATAGGAGTATCACCATATAATTATGTATATCATCCTAATGGTAAATTAATAAAGTTAACATTAACATTAACATTTAAAGAGTATCCACGAGCTGGAGTAAAAAAAGAAAATACTACTAGTTAATAAGGGTGAAAAAATATGGACTATACAATATATTCTGATGAACAATTAATTAATTGGAATGCTAAAGGAAACGAAAAGATATTACAAAATGTAAATAACATATTAAATCTAATAAAAAATGAAGTTCCTTATGCTAGAAATATGGGCAGAGATTTAGATAATATAGATTTAACAATTGCAAGAAGTAGATACAAATTAATTGAAGAAACTTACGATTTAATACAAAAATATGAACCGAGAGTTACAGTAAAGAAAGTTACTGTAAGTGATGAAGTTAATCCATTTATAAAGGTGGTGGTGACAATTGATTGATTTTGTTAAAACTAATCCTGATGAAATTTTTAATAATGTATTATCTATAATTGAAACAGAGCTTGGCGAAACTTTGGCTGAAGGTGATGAAAGAAAACTGTTTATAAGATCACTAATGCCAATTATTGTTGCAATTAATAATGATATTAATGATACTGCCAATCAAAATTTACTTGAATTTGCTAGAGATGAAAAACTAGATACTATTGCAAAAGAATATCATACTACTGAAAGATTAAAACCAACAGAGTCTGTTTGTAATGGGATAGTTAAGTTATCACAATTACAGTTACAAGATATAATTATTCCAAGTGGAACTAAGGTTACACCAGACGGAATTGCAATGTTTAGAGTAAAAGAAGATGCAATTATTAAAGCTGGTGAAATACAGTCAGACTTAAAACTGATAGCAGCTTCAACAGGTGATAAGTATAACGGATATAAAGTTGGAAGTATTAATAGATTGGTTGATCCAATCCCATATGTATCTGAGATTTATAATATAGAAATATCAAATTCTGGTTCAGACCTAGAGGATAATGCATCTTTTAGAGAAAGAGCACGACTTGAATTAGAAAGTGAAAGCACAGCAGGACCAACAGGGGCATATGAATATTTAGCATATTCTTCCGACAATTCTATTTCATCAATAAAAGTTACATCTCCTAGTCCAGGGACTGTTAAAATATTAGCTACTGTGGACAATGGTGAAATTCCAAGTAAAGATATACTAGATAAAATATTAAATAAATGTTCTGCTAGAGATGTTAGACCACTAACAGATAATGTTATAACAGGAGTTCCTGAAGTAATTAATTATGATATTGATTTAACTTATTATTTAGATAAAAATTTATCTACCTATGAAAGAAAATGGAGAAAATCCATAGAAGGAAATAATCTTGATTTTAAAGATGGAGCTATAAGAGATTTTATTTTATGGCAACAAGATTATATTGGTAAATCTATTAATCCAGATGAATTAAGATATAAAATTCAAGATGCTGCAAGTTATGAAGTTGAAAATAAGAGAATATCAGGAGTAAGAAGAATTTTAATAACATCTCCTAAATATTCAGAATTAACAGAAGAACAGTTAGCTAAAGTTAAAAATATAAATATTAATTATGGAGGAATGGAATAATGGAACTTAGTAAAATTGATTTATTAAGTTTACAGACTTCATATCTACAGAAAGATATATTTGTACAAGCTTTATGTAAAGCACTTAATCCATATTTTCAAAAATTAAGTGATAGCGTAAGGCTTGTTTATATTTATGGAAGAATTGATGAACTTAATGAAGACGTTATTGATTCGTTAGCCTGGCAATTTCATGTAGATTTTTATGATTATACATTATCATTAGATCAAAAAAGAGAATTAGTTAAAAAATCAATACTACTTCATAAGATTAAAGGAACTCCACAATCTGTAATAGATTCAGCTAGTACTGTTTTCGGTAAAACTAAATTAAAAGAATGGTTTGAATATTATGGCAAACCATTCTTTTTTAGTTTAGATATAGATATTACGGAAAGAGGTGCATCACCAGAAGATTTAAAGAAGCTTGATACTTTAATTAATGCATATAAAAATACACGTTCATGGATAGAGCTAATAAATATATTTTTTACAACAAAAGGGGAATTATACATTGGTGCTATAAGCATTACAGGAGAGGATATAGTGGTTTATCCCTGGGTGCCACATGATATTAGTAATAAAACAGATGTAATAATTCCTATAGCACAGAGTGCAGGAAATGAAAATATAGTAACGTATCCAAAGGAGGAGATTTAATGGATGAGAAATTTTATTCAATATTAACAAGCATTGGAAAAGCTAAAATAGCTAATAGTTTAGGTCTAGGAACAAAAATTGATTTTGTAAAAATGAAAGTAGGAGATGGAGGGGGAAAGTATTATAATCCGATTGAAAATCAAATAGATTTAGTAAATACTGTTTGGGAAGGCAACATAGGACATGTATCAATAGATGATGATAATCCAAATTGGATTAATATAGAGATACTAATACCACCTACTGATGGCGGTTTTATGATTAGAGAATATGGTGTTTTTGATAAAGATAATAATATGTTAGCTATAGCTAAATGTGCCGAAACGTATAAACCTAAGGCTTTTGATGGTAGCACTAAAGAAATAAATATAAAAATGGTGTTAGCTGTATCTAATACATCTAGCATAAATCTAAAAATAGATCCGACTATTATTTTTGCTAAGAAAAAAGAAATTGAAGAAGTAAGCTTAAGAGTTAATGATCTTAATAAACAAATAAAAGATAAGATTAATTTAGTTATTAGAGAAACACTACCAGATATAAATGAGAGAGATAATAAAACATTATATTTTAAGGTCACAGATGTAGTAAATACAGGTACAAGTAATAATGTTAAAGTAAGTCCTAAAATGGGAATTAAAATAATTGAGTAATAGAAAGGAAGATAAAAGTGGAAAAGGTAAGAGTGCAGTTACTAGATGAAAAAACAGGAGCAGTAGTAAAGGAAGTAGATGTATTAACATCAGCAGATTGTGTAACTTTTTCGGATGGACAAACATTTCAACAAAAATTAAACAATGGAACTTTGAAAGGTGCCAAGGGCGACCAAGGAGTACAAGGGCAAAAAGGAGATGCTGGTGTAACAGGTGCACAAGGGTCAAAGGGGGACACTGGTGCTAAGGGAGCCACAGGAGATAGAGGACCTCAAGGACCCAAAGGTGATAAAGGGGATAGTGGTGAAAATGTTAGAGTTGGTGCTACTTATGCCAATAGTACACAAGTAAAATTATTCTTTAAAACTGTTTAGGAGGTGAATAAAAATGGCAACAAAGAATATAGAAATTCAAGATAGTGATGGGAATATCTATTATCCTCATACTAATGCGTCAGTAGTTAAGAATGGATCTACTACAGTTGCTGAACAATTGAAAGATATTGCGAACGATAGTTATCCAATAGTAGAAGCAACTGGAACTAATATTTATGTAGGTTCTACAGCTAGAATAACAAAATTATCTAAAGGTACAAGATGTACCTTGTTTGTAGCTACAGATTCTACTGGCAATTGTAGTTTAAATTTAAATAACTATGGAGCTAAGAATATTAAAGATAGTTTTGGTAATATAGTAAATAATATAAAAGCTAATATACCATATAATCTGTGCTATAACGGCTTGGATTTTATATTACAGGGTAAAGGAGGTGGTGGAAACTTAATCCCTAAGTATCTATTACAAGGTTATTATGGAGATGGAGATAATGGACGAATAGATGGTTCTATGGTTAATAGAGGTGCACCAGTTGTAAGTTTAAATTGTGGTGGAACATTTAATTTACAGGAAGGTTATTATAGTGGAGGACAGGCAATTGCTAATAGTTTAGCAAGTCAAACTCCAGGAACGGCTACTGCAGATAAAATAATGCAAGGTTTAACTGCTTGGGTAAATGGCAGTAAAATTAATGGAAATGCCACTTTAGAAAGTTTAGGGGGAAAACTTTTGACTACTGGTAATATAACAGCCAGTCAAGGAGAATTATCTGGAACAGTAAATATCAACTTTCGCCCTAATTTAATATTCATAAATATGATTGATAACCGTGAGGAAGATAGTCTAATTGTATACAATGAAACTATTCTTCCAATAGCCAACACTAGTGAGGTATACAAATATACAAATAAAATAATAAGTAATGAAATATCTATAAGGCATGACGTGATTAATAAAATAAAAATTCTAAATGATGGTTTTGAATATAATCTTAAATTGTATGGAGGATTTCCCAGAGTACTAACTTATTATGCATTAAAAATATAAAACAAGAAAGGATAGATAATATGAAAATACTAGTAGTACACAACGAAAAAGGACAGATTATATTTACACAAACTAATGCTACCGAACAGTATAGTTGTTTGGTAGAAGATGTAGAAGATAATAAAGAGGTTATAGGCGTAGACTTAGAAACTAACAAGTTTATTCTTGCAGATAAACTAGCAACTACAGAAGAAAAAGAACAGCTTAAGAGAGAATTAGAAGCTAATAATTTAGAACTAGAGAAGAAGAATAAAGAATTAGAAATTAAGAGTCAAAAGCTTGAAAATAAAGAAAATGAAAATATTAAATTAACAGATACAGTTATTGAGCTTACAGCTAAAAATTTAATAAATCAATAGGAGGTACAATTTATGTTTGAAACTTGTAAAAAACAATATGAAAGAAAAATTGAGAGAGGATTATTAACACCAGAGTATGTTAAAAAACAAAAGGTTTATATAGGTATATTCTTAATGAATGAACAGCTTACACAAGAACAATATCAAGAGGTATTAGAAATATTAACAGTTAATGTTAAAGTAGAAAATACAGTAGTTTAGTTCGCAATAGGAATATATGATAAATAATATTAAGACAATAGATCAGCACCAGTAGGGTGTTTTTATTGTCTTAAAATAACAACTTAAAATTAACTATAGGATAAAAAGTAAAAATTTACTAAATTTCTTAGATATAAAGGAATTTGTATTACGATTATTGTTGGATTTTACCATATATAAAGTTAAAATAATTTATGAACGCGTTCAATAATGGAAATAAGGGAGAAATAATATATAATGAAAAATTGTTTTAAAAGAATACTTATAATGTTTGTAATGGTATTAACCATTATAGGAGTTGGGACAATTCAAAATGGAACTATAGCTAATGCTGAAACTCTTCCAAAACTTGAATTAAAAGAAGCAACAAAATTTAGTTTAGCTTGGAATGATCGTGGTAGTGGTGGAAAGTATGATGGAGCTTTCTATAGACTAACAACTGATACGGGATATGTACCTGTTGGATATTATGGTCAAGAAAATTATAATGATCCAAATAGTAATTTGCCCAAAGTACTTACAGTTAAATTTACTGATGGTATAACAGCTTATCCGATAGATTATAAACTAATATGGAATGATAAAGGTTCTGGTGCAAACATGAATGGATATTTTTGGCAACCTGTAGCTCCAGAAGGATATGTTGCTATGGGAATGATTGTAACTAATGGATCTAAGCCATTAGAAAAAGACGTAGTTTGTATAAAACAAGAATATACGGAAAATGGTTGCACTGGAAAATTTATTTGGGATGATACTAATACAGGATCAGCTACAAACTTTGGTTCATGGTCTATAGATTCTATGAAAAATATTAATGGAGAATTTACTGGTGTACCTGCTAATACTTTTGTTGGAATAACTTCACCTGATAAAAATAGTACAACTGATAATCCTGTTTTAAATGTTTTTAAAAAAAATTTAATAGTAAATACTAATAAATCAATATCATTAGATCATTCAACAATGAATTTAACAGTAAATGATTCAAAACAATTAACAGCAACCACAACGCCATCAGCAGTAGATGTAATTTGGTCATCAAGTGATGAAATAATTGCAACAGTTGATTCTAATGGAAATGTTAAAGCTATAAAAGAAGGACAAGCAACAATAACAGCACAAATTAAAGGAACAGATATAAAAGCTGATTGTATAGTTACAGTTACAAAAGAAGATACTGAACCTAAACCAACAGATCCAGAACAAGAGTATATAATTAACACTGCTTATGCCAAAGGTGATAATACTAATAATGCTAGTGGTGAAGTATCTATAATTTTTAAGGGAGTTGCAGAAGCTCAATTAAAAGTTGTAAAGACAGCAGATGTAGATTCAGTGTATGTAGGAGATAATTTTACATATACAATAGAAGTTACTAATACAAGTGATAAAACAGCTAAAGAAGTAGTAATCAATGATAGTGCTCCTAATCATATTCAATTTATACCTAGTAGAGCAACAACAACTCAAGGGACCATTGATTCAAATTCAACATCTAAAAGTATTATAGTTAATGTTGGTGATATTCCGCCATTAGGAACAGTTACAATTAAGATACCTGCGAATGTAATTCTTTAGATATATAAAATAAGATGACAAATTTGAAAAGTTAAAATGTTTTATAGACATTTTAATAATGGAAATAAGGGAGAAATAATATATAATGAAAAATTTTTATAAAAGAATAATTATTATGTTTGTAATGGTATTAACCATTATAGGAGTTGGAGCAATTCAAAATGGAATTATAGCTAATGCAGCAACCGTTGGAGAACAATTATTGCAACCAGAAGATGGTTGGACAAGATATAGTTATGATAGTGAAGAAATTACTTATGATGGCACAGGTTGGTTTTATGATTATAGATGGGCTTATAATTATCAACAAACATACCAAACTTCAGGTGCCAAAATAAAGTTTAATTTTACTGGTACTAAATTACGAATAATTTCTTCTTATTGGGATACATTTACTGGGGATGCAGATATAATAATAGACGGAAAATCTATAGAAAAATATATAGTATATGATAATGGGAAGTGTGTTTCAGCACCAAAATTAGTTTATGAAAAATTAGCACTTACTAATGGTGAACATAGTGTTGAAATAATAAATAATACAGGAGCATACCTTCCAATAAATTCAATAGACATAGATGGAAAATTATTGCCATATAATGAAAATATTGAAAATAAATTTATATCATTAAATAAATTATCATTAACTTTAAAAGAAGGTAATTCAGAAAAATTAGCAACAACAACTACTCCATCAGCTGTAGATATAGACTGGTCAAGCTCAGATGAAACAGTTGCAACAGTTGATTCTAATGGTAATGTTAAAGCTATAAAAGAAGGACAAGCAACAATAACAGCGCAAATTAAAGGAACAGATATAAAAACTAATTGTATAGTTACAGTTACAAAAAAAGATACTATACCTGAACCAACAGATCCAGAACAAGAGTATATAATTAATACTGCTTATGCAAAAGGCGATAATACTAATAATGCTAGTGGTCAAGTATCTATAATATTTAAGGGAGTAGCAGAGGCACAATTAAAAGTTGTAAAAACAGCAGATGTAGATTCTGTGTATGTTGGAGATAATTTTATATATACAATAGAAGTTACTAATACAAGTGATAAAATAGCTAAAGAAGTAGTAATCAATGATAGTGCTCCTAATCATATTCAATTTATACCTAGTGGAGCAACAACAACTCAAGGTAAAATCGATTCAAGTTCAAATTCTAAAAATATTATAGTTAATGTTGGAGATATTCCTCCTTCAGGAAAAGTTACAATAAAAATACCGGTTCTTGTAGTTGAATAAAATTATAAATAAATTTACACATAGACACTTGCAGAAATGCGAGTGTTTTTTGTTCAAGTAGAAATCTAAGATATAAAAAAAATAAATATTAAGATAATAAATTAAGACTTTTGATAAGTCTTTTTTTATTTATGCGTTATTGTCATATATTTGTGTCCGATTTGAACACAAATATATAATCAAAATTCAATTGAAAATATAAAATTAAGTAATATATAAATTTTTAAGAGATTAGTTAAGTCTAGTCTCTTTTAGTTGCTAAAGAAAGAAGGTAGACAGATGAATGAAACAGATACTGTACTAGAAATTAAAGAAAGGTTAGTAAGAATAGAAACCCTTTTAGAGAAAAACTCTGAAAATTGGGATGAAAAAATTAAAGTGGCAAATCATAGGATACAGGATTTAGAAGATACAATTAAATGGATAAGTAGAACCGCAATAGGTGGACTACTTACTGGAATATTAGGAATATTATTTAGTTTAACTAAAATAGGAGGAATGTAAGATGGAATATACAAATTTAGTACAATTTATACCTGAAAGTTTATTTATAGTTATTGCTGGCATATATGTAGTTGGAGTATTTCTTAAGAAGTTAGAGAGTATACAAGATAAATATATAACAAGTATATTAATGCTATTTGGTATTACTTTTGCAATATTATTAAGTATAATTAACACAGAATATAGAGTTACATTAGATGTTATTGTTAATGGTACATTACAAGGAGTATTATGCTGGGGAGTTGCTGTAGGTATTAATCAAACAGCTAAACAATTAAATAAAGAAGAATAGTTTAGGTAGCAATAAATGCTACCTTTTTTGTTATTAAAATAAAAAGTATAAAGGAGAAGTTTTATGAATGAATTAAATTACGAAGAAATACCTTTAGATGGTATATTAGATTCCCCAATAGATTTAAGAGATTATAATTATAGAGAATTTTGTTGTTCAAATTTAAAAAATAATATACCTGATGAAGATGAGGTCCAATATCCATTTGATGCTAGAAATCAATTTAATACTTCAACATGTGCATTTCAATCCGTTACTGCAATTGTCGAAACAATAAATGACGTAAATAATTATTTATCAGATGGCTTTTTAAATGCAATGAGAAATGAATGTGATGATATTGGTGAAAGTAAAGGTGCATATACAAGAGATGTAATGAAATTAGCTTGTAAAGTTGGAGCAATACCAAAAGTTGATTTTCCTAATTTAGAAGATTATCCAGAAATAGAAGAATCATTTGATAAACTACTTAATCATAATGAACTTATAGAAAAAGCAAAAGATTTAAAATGTAAATCTTATGTTAGAGTTGATGTAGAGGATATTCCAAATTACATTCATAATGAAAAGAAACCATTAATATTTACTGTCAGGTTATATGAAAGCTTCTATAAAGTTAATCATCCAGGTACAGATGGAATGGTACCTTTTCCAAGTACGGGCAAACGTTGTGGAAATCATGCTATGGTATGTGTTGGATATAAATATCTTGATAAAAAGCTATATCTTAAAATACTAAATAGTTGGGGTAAGTTTTGGAGCTTAAATGGATACTGCTGGATAAATGCTGCTGATGATAATCTTATAAATGAGGTTTGGGGATTTACAGATTTGCCCAAAATAAAACCTGGACTAAAATATAAAATAGGATGGGACAAAGATAAAACTACTGGTAAATGGGTATATTCAGAAAATGGTGAAAATTTAATAAAAGAAGGCTGGAAACAAATACAAGGTAATTGGTATTATTTTAAAAATAATTTTGCATTAGATGATGAATGGATTTTAGATAATAATTCATGGTATTATTTACAACTATGTTCTTGTAAAATGTTAAGAAATGATTGGTTATACTGGAATAGCAAATGGTATAGGTTTGCACAAGATGGGAAAATGATAACTGAATGGTATCAAAATGAGAAGGGAGAATGGTTCTATTTAGATATAGATAAGGGATATGCATATACTGGGTGGGTATTTATACACGGTAAATATTATTACTTTAATGAAAATTGTATAATGCAAACAGGTTGGATTAAAATTAATGAAGAATGGTTTTATTTAGATCCAAGTGGAGCAATGAAAACTGGTTGGTTAAATGATAATGGAACATGGTATTACCTAGAAGAACAAAGTAATGGTCATATGGGTAAATGTTATATGGATTGTGCTACAACAATTAATGCAAAGCAATATTCTTTTGATAAAAATGGTCACTTAATAGAAGAAAACTTAGTAAGCGAAAAATGTGCTAGATTTATTGGAAGTTGGGAAGGATTTTATGAAAAAGCTTATGCTGATCCTTATTATGGTGAAAGTATTAAAGATTATTGGACAATAGGACATGGTACTTGTTATTGTTCGATTCCAGAAGCATTTCCAGATGGTTTAGAATCTACTTGTACAAAAGAACAGGCATTAAAATGGTTGAAACAAGAAGCTAATAATTGTGCAAATAAATTAAAGAATGACTTAGATAATAAAGGTGTATCTTTAAATAGTAACCAATTTGATGCATTAATAAGTTTTGCGTATAACTGTGGAATACAATCATTGTTTAGATCTACATTATATAATTATATTTGTAATGGTGGAAGAGATTCACTAAAAGTAAAAGAATATTTTAGAATGTGGAATAAGGCAAATAACGAGTATTCAGATGGACTAGACAAGCGAAGAATTAGTGAAGCTAATTTATTTATTACTGGAGATTATTCAGGAAATGTATAACACTTAGATAAAAATATAGTATAATAATATCTGACTGAATTACACATAAAGTTAGAAAACAGGATAACTGGTAACTAAGAGAGCTTTTTTCTTAGTTACCAGTTATTTTTTATTTCTGGAAAAATTGGACAAAATATAGTATTATGTAAATATACAAAACAAAAAGAACTCATGATGTGACTACCAATCAAGCATGAGTTCGAAGTTATAATAGAGTCTATTTTATTACCTCTATTATATCATAAATAGAAATAAATAAGAATATATTTTATGATGGAGGAAAAATGGAAGAATATAATTCATATAGATGGGAACGACTAGAATATCTAGGATTAGATTTTTTATATGTAAAACATATTGTAAAAAGTAATTATAATTATGAGATTAGAGAGAGAGATTTAATAAATTTTATAGCCAATCTAAATACATATAAGGATATTAATGAGGTAGAGCTGTTAAATATATTAGAAAAACATGTTTATAAAAAAGTATTTGTTTTTTCTATTAGGCAATATAAGAAGAATAAAGAGATGCCCTTCATTGAAGAAATAACCAATAATACATTCAATGTGTTATTTAAAGAACGAAATGATATAAAAATAGAAAATGATGAGTATTTTGATGGAGAATTAGACTCTTGTTTTAGAGTTACTTATTACAAAAATGATGATGAATTTTCTATAATAAAGATGTCTAGAATTATTAGCGTAGATATTAGTAATAATTTAGATGATGGAACTATTGAAGAGGATACAATTATTTTATATGATTGTTGTAAATTTATAATTGATTTAAATAATAAACTTGTTTTTATGTTTTTTAATGATTTAAATAATTCAGATGGGAACATTTCTAAGGAAATAACTTATAAAAAAGCAGCGTTTAGAGAGTTATTCTTAAATGTGTCAAATAGAAATATTCTTAAGTATTCATTTATTCAATATTTAGAAAATTATTTTCAAGAATATATAAATGATATAAAGCAAGGAAATCAAAGCAAGTTAGTAAGTATAATAGAAGCATCTTCGATAGATACTAAAGAAGAAGAAAAGAGTTTAATAAGAAGTGTTAAAAGAAATTATGTTCATAATAGAAAAAGATTAGATGCTATAGAAAATGATATTAAAAATGAAGGACTTACAATATCAGAAATAGAATGTTGTATTAATGGTACAATTGTAGATTTAAAACATGAAGGAGAAATTTGTTGTATAAATAATTTTTTAAATGAGGAGGTTATAAAAAGTGTTTGTAAAGAATTCTTCAATGAGTATAAGTTATCGTGAATTTATAAAAGATTATAAATACATAATAGATAAGTTTGTATGTGCTAATGCTAACGGTGTTGAGTATATATCTATGTCATATTTGCTGAAGAATACTAAAATATCACAAACCAAATTATATGACCAAATGCATGAATTATTAGAGATGAATATATTGGATATGAAAGAATTTACAACATGTCCTTATTGTTCTTTTGATAATGTACTTAAAAATAATAATATAAGATGTTGTAAATGTAAGAACTTATTTACTCCTAATAATATTATAGAAAAATTTAAAATTAAGGTAAATTTAAAATGAAGAAAGAAATAACTTTAAAAATTAATACAATTACTAAATTTATATTAATTATTAGTATATTTATATTTATGTTTTTTGTATATACTAATTTTTATTATGGAAATATAAGTATAAAAACTTTACAAACTCATCTAATAGTTTGTAGTAATATTTCAATTAAGTTTGTATATAGATGTTTAAATGCTGTTATTACATCGGTATTAACAGAAGCCAATGTAAAAGTACTAATTATATCTATAGTATCGATATTTATAATACATAAATTTGATTTAAAAAAACTTCTATCTAGAATCACACTGTTCCAAATGGGAGATTATTTTAAAATAGAAACCAGTGTATCAAATATATTAGAAGATATGAATGAAAAAGAAGAAAATAAATTAGAAAAATTAAAACAAGAAAAAAGTACTAGTTCTAATAATTATGAAGAAAAAGAAAAAGAAGAAGAATTAAAATTAAGTATGAAAAAGATTGAATTAATACAATTATTGGTTGATGAACCATACATAGTAAAAGTATTAGGGCGATTTATAAATAAAAATATGAGATCAGTAACTATACCTAATAATGTATTAAAAAAGAATACAAGTATAACTTCTATTGGAAAAATATTTGATTATAAAGTTGGTGCTAATTCAACAAAAGTATTAAGTATAAAAGATGAAATTAAAGATATAATTTGTGAAATCTATTTTAAAATAAAGGACGAGCTATAATTATAACAATATAAATCTATTGTATAAAATATATAAATATTACCAAGAATATTTATATATAATACAAATAGAGGTGTTTAAA